CCTAAAAGGTAAATACCATTCGCACGCGACCGGGCAGGCCGGCCAAGCCCGGATCGCCGCCCTCTACCGGGTCGCCACCGTTACCGCCAGCGCCAGCCGTAAGGCTGTTATCGCCGACGATGCCTGCGGCGCCCGTCTGGGTAAAGGCCGCTCCGCCGTTGCCGTTCACTGACGGTGGCACTGTGCCGCCCGTCTGCGTGCCGCCAGCGCCCTGCTGGCTACCGAATATGCCGATGCCGCCGTAGCCGCCAAAGCCGCCAGTGGCGATCATTTCGTCTAGCGCATAAGTGCCGGCGTAGACAACAGACTGGGTGCCAGCACCGCCCACAGCGTCGCCCAAAGAGCCGCCATTGCCTGCAGCGCCGACGGTGTAGAGGATGGTTTTGCCAGCATCCGGTGCGGTCAGCACAATCACGCGTTTAGCGTACGCGCCGCCACCGCCACCACCGCCAGGATTTTCTTGCGGCTCGTAGGCAAACTCGCCAAAGATGTTGGTGACTGTGCCGTAGCCGCCGCCACCGCCGGCGCCCCACACTTCGATAGTGACGCCTGTGGCAAGGGAGGGGATAGTGACGCTACCCGCCCCCGACGAAAAGTCGAATACACCGGCACCGGCTCCCCCCGTCGTGCCTGCAATCGCCGCTGCTAAGGTAGCGCCGCTCATTAGGACAATCCCGCTCCGCTGATCAGCCAAGAGGTGCTGCCAATCTTGACGCAAGTCGCCAAGCCGTTACGCGCCAAAGTGCGCGTGCCGGTCGTGGTGCTGTTCGCCAAGGTCAGCGTGTCGGTCGTAATGGCGATCGACAACGCGCTGGTGTTGACGTTGACGATAATGATGACGGTGCCTACCGGAAACGCCACGGCCGAGTTAGCCGGGATCGTTAGCGTCAGGCCGGTGCCGTTCATCAAAATGGACTTACCGCGATCGGCGAGCACTAACTGGTAGTTGGCCGTTTGCGACACTTGCGGCGCTTCTCGGTAACCCACAGCGTAGTTGACGCTAACGGCAGCGTTGTCGGGGATTAACGGCGTGCCCGTAAACGTGGGCGAGGCAATCGGCGCATAGGTTGCTGCCGCAGCCGTCGTCGTCAGGCCGTTCGTTATGCCGTAGCCAGCCAGCGTCGTCGGCGTGCCGGTAATCGTTGACCATGCGACGCTCTCCGTAGAGATGTCGTTGATGCCAGCGATGTCGTCGTACTCGCCGATCTGAATGTCGCACGAGTCGGTCAGCACAAAGCGATAGATCACACCTTCTGCCAACCACATGTCCTCGGGCAATCGTCCGCCTGAGTCGAGGATGATGGGGTTGGAGTTAGCCGTCGTGCCGCTATTTGACGTGTAAGTCGTTTGCGGTGTGGTGGTGCCAGCGGCGTAGGTATAAATCTTTCCGCCTGACAGCACAGAGCCGTCATCGGTAAAGAACTGCGCCCCGGCTCCTGCAAAGGCTGAAAGATAAACGGTCATAGAGATACCTGCGTCATAGTAAGGATGACTGACGGAATACCGGGATGAACTGCGGTAGCGGCTTCCGCCAAAATTTGAACAGATGTGTCGTCGGTTGCCCACATCAACTGGAGATAGTCTCCGTTTGACATCGGCACAAATATGTTCGCTGCCACAAAGACTTCAGCGTTGTTGCCTTGGATGCGAACTTGCGATCCAGTGTAGGGCACATCAACGCCATTGACCCTGACCCATACCCAGAACAGCCCCACGCCACCCGAGGTCTTGTCCAACTGCAATGAGAACTGCATGTTGTAGACAGTGGGCCGAGTGACTTTAATGTGCGAAGACGCGGCGGGGTCTATGTACACGCCATACCGATTTGACGTGTTGTTAAACGTCATCGCATACGGCGTATTAGCAACTGCCGCCGTCTGAGTCGTTGTTGAATAGAACGCGCCATAGTTAACCGGGTTTGGTTCGTATCGAGCCGTGCCTTTTTGTAGATCGTCCAGTTGCCCCTTAACAACGGCCAACTCGTCCTCGGTGTTCGAGGACAAGGCTGGCGCTAACTCGAGGTCAGCAATAGTCGTTGACGTCGTACCGCCGCCGGTTAACTGATATTGGTTGTTAAGGAACCGAAACCACTCACGCGAAATAAGGCCGGTGCGTTCGTCCAAAAACGGTACGCGCGGGGCAGGGATTTGCGTGATGTTCTGCGTCACGACGCCGTACCGCTGATCTGCAACTCGGCGCCCATGATGGCGACCTTGACCGGATCGGTGCCGCTGATTTCGTACACGCGGTCACGCAATTTAACGGTCATACCAAGACGACGGAAGATGGCGCGGGTGCCGTATTGACCGACGCGGCCCATCGACGTTTGACGTTCGCCGTTCCAAGTGTGGCCGCCGTCATCAGACCATCGCAGCATCAACTGCGGGTTAGCGCCAACGACAGGTGTTGTCTCGATCGCAAGGCTCAAACCATCGTCTTGCACAACGCCCAAAATGTTGTTGCAAGTTTGGGTTTCAATATCTTGCGGGACGTTGGTGCCGAGGTTGGCGTTAAGCGACGGCGCACCAGTCTCCGTGTTAATGATGACTTGCGTTTCGGTCGTAATCTCTGTGGCCGGGTCAAACGCGTCCACGCCCGGCAAGCCAACGCCTGTTTCGCAGTCGATCTGCAATGTGTGCTGCGCGGTGCGCGTCAGGTTGTTAGCGCCTGTCGGCAACGCGCGCCAACGGCGCAGCCACTTTTGGACGTGCCCGTCATCCGAGTACACATCCAGACTAAACGCGTAGAGCTTGTTGTTCTGGTAATCGCCAAGAACGGGTTTTCCATTAAACCGCGCATGGCAGTTACCCCGGTGGCGCTTAAAATCACCGTTACGGAACCCGGCGCGTTCGTGCCATGCGCCCGTAGCCGCATCAAACACCCATGTCGTATCCGCGTCGGTAAAATTCAGCACGTAGAACGTGTGGCCGTCTTGCTGGTAGGTGTACCCCACAGCATCAGCCAAATTGCTGTACCCCTGGATGGCAAATTCGACGGCGTGTGTCGAGATACGAACCCCCGTGTAGCCCTCCGCGCGGTACACGATACCTTGACCGCGCGGATCTGCGCCGAGCCAAAAAACGGAGTTATCCATCTTGGCGACTGAGTACGGCGCAATACAGCCGATTTCGTTAAACGCGCCTTGGATGCGCGTCAATGGAAAGAGCGGGTCGCCCGAGTTGTACCAAACTTCAACGGAGTTCTCGCCAAACAACCACGCTTCGCGGTGGTCAATGATGAGCGACACCAAGCCGTCCGGTGAGCCTTCGGCGCTGGCGAAATCCAACGGGTCGATCGACAAACCGTCGAGCAACTGCGTCACCCAGACGCGCTGCGAGTTGGGCTCATTGAACACGAAGTAGCCGTCGAGATAGCCGACTGTTACTGCGCCGGGGAAATCCGGGTCAGTGATCTGTTGGAACTCATCCGTGGCAGTGTTGTAGATGTAGCCGTCAGGGTTTGCAGCAATAAAAATCTGCGTACCGTTGTCGGCCATCGACACGGGGCCGGTGCCCGACACTAAACCCACATACGCAGAGCCTGCTTCTAAAAGAATGGTGCTACCGTCCTCTAACAGAACGAAACCACCGTCTTCCATCGACAGTTCATTGCTACCCGCAAAGTTGTAGTTAGCGTCGAGTTTGTAGAACTCGTTGCCCGAAACAACGTACAGGTAGCCAGCGTGTTCCCACAGCCCGCGAATCGGGCCGGTGCCAACTTCTTTTTTCAGCACTAACCCCGGACAGCGCTGTAAATACGCCGGTTCTTTGCCGCCCTCGGCAATGACTTCGGGGTAAAGATTGACCATCCGGTTGTCGGCAGCATTGACCGACCGGATTACATACGACGACCCGAGGATCGGCGTCTTCATTAGAAGTTGCCCGTAAAGATGTTAAAGCGCGGGCGGTTGACGAGCAGCGCCGCAGGCATTGCCATCACGTCATCCGGGTTATTGATGCGCTTCAGGTTGCGCTTGCTGTACATGGCGATGCGTTGGACTTGCGGCGACGGCTCTACACCAAACTCCGGTGCGAGCTCGCAAGCCAAGTTGTAGCGAAACGCGCGCAAATAGCCCGGCGGAAACGTCAGATCGGTATCAAGCGCCGCCGGCGTCGTCAATGGGCGCACCGACACAAAGTGGAACTCCAGCACGCGAGTCGGCACTGGATAGACGTAAATCTCCACGTTGGGGTAGGTCATGTTGACCCACAGCAACTGCGGATACGTGGACGTTACGGTCTTAACGGCAATATTGTTGTACTGCTCGTTATTGATCAGTTTGATGCCATACGACACGTTAGTCGAGGCGTCACGGAAATAAGTAGCGTCGTCCATCAGGATAGGACGCTCGGCGACAAACACGCCGGTCGGGCCCATCGTGATCGTGCGGACGTTAGGGAGCCAGTTGTATATCTGGTCGATGGTGGAAAACACGGACAAACGCTCCGTGTTCCACGAATCAATCATTTGGTTCAGCGCCGTAAGAGCATCTTGCGAAGTGGCAGCTGAAGGCACTTCACCTTCCGCCAACATTCCGATCAGACGCAGCGCACCGTTGATCTGATCTGCAGCGGTGGTGGCCATTAACTACTCCTTACGGCGGCGGCGCGTTCTCAACGCGTTAGGGGCAGAAGTCTCCGACGCCGCCATTTCTGACGACGCCGGAGATTCTGAATCATCACAATCGGATGGGTCAAATTCTTCCCATCCATGCTCCATATCTTCCCTCGCTTCCAGCCAGGAAATCGCAACCTTTTCCCCGTGCTTGGGGTGGCGAAGATAGATATTCGGCATATTACGACGCGAGCAACGGCAGGCTATACCACTGAGTGGCACTGTACGCGACCAACATTGTCGCGGTGTTAGACGCGATGTTGTAGGAAGCGTTGGCGGACAATCCGTTGATGATTGCGCCCGAAGCCGGGTAAATCTTCAAGATAGCGGCAGCGCCGTTCTTGACGATTACAACCTGACCCGGATCAGCCACCGGCAGGATTACGCCTTTCGTACCGTCAGCGCCCGTAACCAGCGTAAACGCCGGGCCAAGCGCCGTTGCGTCGGTCTGGGCAGAGCCAGTCGCCGCGACGGTCGAAACACCCAAGAAAAGACTGCTCAACTGCGGGTCTGCGTAGGCAACACCAACTGCCTGTGTATTAGGCATATCAATACCCCTTTAGGTTATGCCCCCGGCGGGTTTCCCCGCCGAGGGCGTTGCCATTACGAAACGCGGTAGACGGTCCAAGTGCCGGAGCCGGTTTTGCGGCAACGGAAGTGGCCTGCCGTACCGGCAGAAACCGCACCCGCACCCACCAGCGTCCAGCCCGTGCCAACGGCGACCGTGATTGCGTCCGCGCCACCGTCGATGTTGGTGACGAAGAAGTCAAACGCCGAGTCGTTCTTCTCGCCGATTGACGGAAAGGCAGCCTCAAGGAGAGCCACCGTAGGCAGCGTCAAGTTGCCAGCCGTACCGTCAAACGTGAAAAGGCCATTGCACAACTGAGCAGGCGTCGCAGTCGCAGCAGCCGTCAGCGCAGTCGGAGCGCCCTGTGTGAAAAACAGCGGTTCACCAAGATTGCCATCGCCAACCTGATAACCGCCTGAACCATTAGGAAGTGCCATTTTTAGTTACTCCAAAAATATAGGTTAATCATTAGCCCCAGAGGCGGACAGCCATCTGCGGACGGATCACCGAGTAGCCATACAGCACGTCGAT